CGCTATCTTATTAATTTAAGACCATAAAGTCATCCCCCAACATACACGATGTTGGGGACTATCCTCCTCTTCCCTCTTTGGGTAGTCTGTTGGCTGCTCACCTCAATCTTGACTGGCACATCATTGTTGGAATGTGCCGTCATCTACTACAATATCGTTCCAACTACAAACCTCTTCCTTGCATCGATTCGGTTCTGGTACCATGTGGCTGGTATCTTCTACAGACTGTCCTGCGTTGCATTGTACGTGCTCACATTCCCTCTGAGGTTCATCTGGTGGCATGTGGTTTTCATGTTTGGCTACATGGAGCTCCATGCTGACTGGATCCTCTTCTACTTAAATACGATTTTCTACTGGTTTCACTTCACCTTCTTCTGGTACTGGGTGGTCATCTTCTATATTTTTGTTCATGAACCAGAAAGGAACAAAACTCTATGCCAATTCAAGAAGGATCTAGATGATGCTAAGGCTCGTGCTGAAGATTTGCGGCCCCCTCCCCCCTTGCCACCTAGGGTTATTGGCGGATCTGGAGATTGTTGGCGCATGTTATTCCCGAATATCATGAGAGACTCTCACATGCCCGTTTCAGAGTTCCTTAAGATGTACACCAAGTTCCATAAAGACAACGCTGACTATCCGGTTCGCCTGAGGCTAGTTGTTCAAGATGATGGTGATTTGCATCTTGATGACGTCCTTATACCTACGCTGGATAGACAGTCTTACATCAGTTTGAAGGTTCGCAAGTCTTTGCCACTGTCTCCTTTTGTTCCTGGTGCAGATCATGTATCGCCTGAAGGTTCTATTATCGGCGAAGAAGTCATCGAGTTTCTTGGTAGGTTTGTTGACAAGGTCATTGGAGCTGATGTCGAGCAGGCTTATCTCGAGGCTGTTAAAGCTCGAGATAGGGCTGATTCTCTCTACATGGAAGCTCTTAAAAATTCTACTGATCTTGGGACCAATAGTAGAAATGTTTCTGAAATGGTTCAATCTGCTTATAGAAACTTTTCCTTGATCAAGAGAGCTAAATCCCATATCAGGATTCCTAATGGAGACAATGTCCATATACCGTTCGCACCTGATAATTCAAAGAAACCTACTCTCAGTATAAGCAGTGCTATGGCGTCAGCTAGGATACTGATAGGCTCTGATGGCTTGCAGGGTGAGTATAATGAGAACCGTGAAGCGGCATTTGACACTCTTGATGGTCATAGTGTTAACACTGGTGTCCCAATTTCTAGTCCCCTGTATAAGCAACTAGTGGGTTTACTTGGCATACCCCTCAAGTACATACCTGGTATGGATGGTCATTCTGCTGCTGCTACTTGCCGTAGAGCTTGGATGTCGCACATGAAAAAGGCAACTGCCTATGGCAGGGTTGGCATGATATCACCGTCTCTGGTGGAATGGCACTCTAATCCTGATGGTTTTGGTTATTACCACAACATTGATGATGGTGTTGATAGGGCTCGAGTCAACAAGCCATGTGCAATGTGCAAGACCAAAAGGTGCAAAATGTATTTGACCGCGAAAAACCAGGGTAGGATTGCTACGGGTAATGTTGCCAATGCCATTTCTCTGTTCAAGAAAGCTGAGGTGGACTACCTTTGGATGGTTAATATTGAACCCAATATGAATGCAACTTTGATCCTCGATCTCATGAGAAGAGCCAATATTGAAAATGGGTTTTCATGTTTCCATGTGAATTGGGACGTCATGCACACGGATGATGTTACATGCCGCATCACTGGTCAAAATACTCGAATGGTCGGTGACAAAGTAATCTCCAAGTTTTCAGATTCAGGATCCTATGTACAAACCTTTAGGGATGTCAAAGCCATGTTTAGTCCTACCTTTTCTCATGGTTGCGCATTGAGGCGTACAGTTCTTGGTCGAGCTGGAACTTCTGTTTTGACTGAACTTAATGTCGATCACGGCGGGTATGGTACGAACTTTGTACCAGATAGAGGTGATTATTACCTCATACCCGTGCCTCATCCCACTAAGGGCCTACTTTACCTTAAGGTTGAGCGTGAGGGCTTCGACAGGGTTCTCCAAGTTTTCCGAACTACGGTTAACAGGAATGTTGAGGCACCAAAGACTCAACTTCGTCAAGCAAATGTGACCTACTCTGTGGCAGGTGTTCAGTTGACTCCTCGGTTAAAGCTTACGGCTTCTAATTATGAACTACTGGCAGTATGGATGGTTGCTTATTCTGAGATTATGGATGTAGTTGCTTCTCAGGGATTAAAGGAACAGAAAGTTGATCTCGAAAGTGCCAGAAGTAAACTTGAGTATGGCAGCTTCGCTTGGTTATCTGACACTGTTTCAAGAAAAATACTGTCCCATAGCAATGAACGGAATCCACAGCTCGGGAGTCAGAATGGTGTCAAACGGTGGTTGCAATCATGTTCAGCTAACGGTCAGTTCTTGACTCTGGAGGACATATCTGAAGCAGCTTATGCCAAGGTATATGGTGAGAGCTTTGCAGTAAGCACTAGTGTCAACTGGCTTAATGCAACTTATGGGTCTCTTCTTGGTAAAATACCATCTTTAAAGCAATCACTTGAGTCTTTGAAGAGCGTCAGTTTTGGTACGTGGAGAGCTGGTTTCACTGCTCTTGATGCAGTCATGACGGCAATCATAATGGCCGGCATGTGCACTAAGGAAACTGCTGGTTTCATCATGGATGTTTCGTTCCATTGTGCCAGGATTGTCGGTATTGATGAAGATCCTATACGTCGCACGAGGCTTTATCTTGATACTTTAGATATACCAGTAGCTAGTGTTTGGCGTGAGGTTATTGAAGCTCAGAATCTGGACTTTCAAGCGGCCTCCGTTAAGATCGTTGAAGCTCTCATGAACAACTTTTCTCCTGATACCAGTGTGCTTGCTGAGCTTGAGCTCAGATACACTAATGAGAGTTTGAACATGGAAGAAAGCGAACTGGATGCTAAAAGGAGGGCTCTCCGCACCACTATGGCTGATATCCCTTATGTCAGGTTTATGACAGAGCTGAAGTCCTTCTTTGGCTCTATCAATTCTAGAGCAGCAAGGATATCTCAGATGTCTTCACTTCTTTCGACAGCCCATGCAGCAAAGGTCAATGTTTCTCCAGAAGCTCTTGCACACATAGAGAACCTAGAACGTGACGCTCAGAAGATGTTGTCTGAACTTCCCGCGGTGGTACCTGTTGGAAGAGATTCTTCAGTTTGGGCAGTGAATGGTAGTAGGCCTGTCATGCAGATATTGCCTACTCCAGTTATTAAATGCTATTCGGATGGGTCTGATACATTTAAAACTGCTGAAGAAGCTTTCAAGGCATTTGATGTGGTAACCGTTGACGATATCAAAGCAAACCAAAGACTCATCAAACGTCTTCCTGTGGTGGATGGATGTGTTAGTTTCGCTGAGATTCATGACATCATGGACAACTATCTTCCTGGGTATTCGTCTAAGGTTGAGGATGTGGAAGTTTTGCCGCCTATACCACCAAACGCTATGTGCAAGTACTCGCCTGATGAAAAGGGTTCTGAATTCATCAGTAATATAGTGTCTTCATTGGCCATTAGCACGCAGCGTGATCAAACCAAGCTTAGGAAGTCTTTTGTAACGAATTCACAGTTGATGAACTGGATAGGAAAAGACTTTGAACTTGAGGCCGTCAACAAGATCATGTCTGGTCAGATGGACAAGGTTCATAACAAACCTATACCGTACATTGCTCACATTGATGGTCTGGCCTTTGGTGGAAAGTCTAAGGGTGTTCGAAGCTGGATAACATCACAGGATCTTGTTGTCGTTCCCTCCAATAAACTTAAGAGCGATTGGATCAAAGAACTAGGCGAATTGGATCCGTTTCAACGTGCAAGTGTTGCCACTCAACACAAGGCCTTAACGATGGACTGTTCCAGGTTTGTGATAGTCGATGAAGCGTATACCTTTGGTTTATCGCATCTTGAATTGCTTAGACGATTTCCTTCCGCAAAGGGTTTGATTACTATCGGCGATGGACATCAGATAGGTGCAGTCTTTGAGGAGGAAGATGCCTCGTTAAACCCTATGTCATTCAGGCCTGGCTTTATAGCCATTGCACCCGTATCCTTTGCGCCTTTCACATCTCTGCTTGAGTATTTAAGGGTTAATAGGTCACCGGTTCCATGTGACATGTATTACTCCGGTTCTTCTAAGTGCCATGGTTTGTTTTATACGATTGAACAAGATGACGTGATTTCCGTTGGAAAGAATGACTTGTGTATAAACGGAACACAGAAGGCAAAAGCTCTTATGATTGGCCGTGGCAATGATGATGCCTTGACAGCGCATGAGTCCCAGGGTGCACGTAGTAAATGGACTTTCGTACATACTACCCTTGGTGGTGGAGCATGTCCAGATATGACATTTCTCAAAGCCTCCGGCGCTCATCTTGGCGTTGCCATAACTCGCTCGTCTGAAGGTACTTGTTTTGTGTTCAAGGACAAGAGATCCCTCATGGATGGACCTATGGTAGATCAATCCCTTGTTAATGGTACAACTGAACTTCCTTCTGACTTCTTATACTCAAGTCCTACATGGGATTTGGTTGATCCCACAGTGGTGGACACCATATTGTATGAGAGGTTTGAAAATGAAAATGTCGTCCTCGAGGACAGTGAAGTTTATCATCCAGAAACTGGTTTCACTATGGGTTCTTTAATTGATGAGGAGCAGCAGGAAGCGGTCCCACTTGAAGCAATAACGTCTACAGAGATCGATGCCAGTAAGTGTAAATTGGTCAATACGTATCATGGTCATAGCCCAGTCTCGTGTGAAGAGACTTTTATTTTCAATCCAGCACGCGTCAAAGGTTCCGACAAGATCAATATGCTTGAACGCCATACCAATCCTACCGTGATAACAGCTAAGGATATGTCCAGCGCTAGGAAAATTATACGGTTGTTATTTGATAGGGTTATCGATGCTAAAAGGTTCAATGCATTGATCGGTGAAGACCTTTCTGCTATGAGACGTCAATCACGTGATCAAGTGATCAAGATGACTGAGGCCGAACAGAGGACAAAGAGTGACACTGTGTCGTTTGCCTTTGCCAAGAATGAACCTTCTAAGAAGGTAATGACTATTGGCAAGGGCCTAAAGATCCTGAGTGTCACGGCCATGAATGCTACCCAATTGGCATTGTTTGGTGACTGTTCTAATGTCCTTACTCATGCTTGGAGCAGGAGTCTCAGACCTGGCATCATCACACCTGTTGGATTTACCAAACCTGAAGTGGCTCGGGTGTTGGGCAGTATGGGAGAGACCTACGAGCTTGATATAGACAAGCAGGATTCTTCGCACTCAGCAGTTCACGTTGCCGTGTTTGTAAGGCTGGTTGAGATGGTAGCCAAACGACAAGGTATGGCAGACCTCGCTGAAGAGATAAGGTGTTGGCGAACCATTGGGGACATGGAAGGTAACCTCAGGATTGAGATGGGATCCGGTCTTGGTTCAGGAGATGCGTGGACGCTGATAGCCAATATGATAATGGCGTTTTCCATGCTCATATCAAGGTATGAGATCCCATATGGCATTAGGATGCTTCAGGTCGGTGATGACATCACATGTGATCGGAAGCTAAGGAAACGTAAAGATGTCATATATGGAAGCGACCATGTTGGCTTGAAGGAGTTGGTGGTTACGACCCATTCTGGAAGGCCAAGTTTCACTAGTAATGTCAGCATCAATAGTGAAGTCAGCATAGCAGCCCGTATAAGAGGCATCATCAAGATGGCCTATTCTAGGAGAACACGCACACAGCATATAGCGTACGGTGTTGAGTGCAAGCAACTTAATGGTGTTACCGCAGTCCTTGGATTGCCAGCACACGCAAAGGCGTACGCGGACATCTTCAACGCGGATCCTATGGGTGTAGAATACATCATAAATAGAGCATGCACGTTGGCAGCTATGCACTATGATGACCTGCCTGAATCGCTCAAGTCACCTGGCCATGAGAGCAAGTGCACGTTACATAGCAAGGATGGTGGGTGTCTGGGGTATGCATTGGCCTTTTGTGTTGGTAACAATGTTCAGGCTGTTAATGCTATGAGCACTTACAATTATCCAGCCACCATGAACCAAAGCGTTGAGGCATGTAGGAAGAATAAGGTTGATTACACTATCATGCAGGGCCAATGGAGTAATCGTTCTTCACCAGAATTGGTGATCAATGATTACTTGACACGTGCCAAATCCTCACCCATGATGTATCTATTCAGCAACCACGCTGTATCAGTTACTAGTGAGAGTTCTGAGATTGTCACTTTTAGTGGCACTGTAAGGTATAAAGTCGATCTCATGTCTGAGGAGGTTACAGAGATAGATTACTTCTAGTGAATCATCTCACGTTGGGTCAATGTGAAGAAAATAGCATTGAAATAACCACCTAATCGGTTATTACGTACCTGATAGGCAGGCAAATCATATAAACAAATTGAGAAGTATGTGTGATCCCAAAGCGCACGTAGGTCCAAAAAGCAATTGCCATCATTGATGGTGATCACTCATATTGTACCATTAAGACCTGGTGGTTTTAGCTTAGTCTCATTCGAGGCGAGATCAGTCAAATGTAGCAACACTTAATGTAGTGCTCTGCGAGGTCTCCTGTGTGGGAGTCGTGATGTACAACACTACACGATAATGGGCCCGTGACCCATTCACAGCATGATCAGGCGTTAAGTGTATCTGACTTAATGGCCAGACAGTATTAAAGCGCTGATCGGTCGATAATTCGGCTTAAGGTATATCGGTTGCAGTGTTACAACAACGCTGTTATGGAGGTGGGTTTAGCATTACCCATACAAAAATGCGATGCATGTGTATATTATAAACGAACTCTACCTACCATAGCCATGACTACTCAATTGTTCTTTGAAGAAGGGGGTGCACCGTTAGTGGAGCAGTTCCTTATCAAGATAAGTGGTAAATCTGCTGGTGACCGTGAGGTCATACACAATGAGAAGGTCACTGAAGCCGTTGGCTTCACCAAACCCAGAATGTGGGACCCTTCACAACACACCAAGATCCAAGAAGCGGCTATAAACCGCTCATTGGTAATCTGGAAGAGGGATCCAAAGTACAGCTTCATTCCGGGTCCTGGTGTTGTCGGTAAAAGTGTGACACTTCACGTGTGTTGGGTTCCGCCAGGACACAAGGCACCAGCTACAGAAGCCGAGTTTGGATGTATGCCTGGGTACCAGGTTGAGACCTTCGGTGGTCTCAGCGACCCAAACTTCAATAGGGGCTGGATGGATGTACCCTTTTCAACAGCGAGACACAGAATTATAATCTCAAATGTTATAAAGGTTTCTACACCTATGAAGTTATGCTGGGCAGTGGAATGTGAATCCATAGGCGACAAGAAAGGCACTGGTGCCCTCTTCTTCTTGAGAATAGATGGGTTAGTCGAGGTCTTTGGTTCATTTATGTAAACGTTCACCATGGGTTTCTTCGATTCAGATGCATTTGAAGGCATCACTTCTCATTCAGTTATTCCTGATGATTTTTCCTACTCTAATGAAAAAGGATCAAAAACACTAAAAATATCATACAACCTTCCAAATTTCTCCTTGTCTACTTTCTATTTCAGTCAATGCAAAGAAGACTATGACTCTGGTGTCTTTTGTGACGCACCGATCATAGAAGAAAAACTTGTCGAAATCGAGGTTGCTAAACCAAAAATAGTTGTCAACTTTACGAGCAAGAACTTCAATCAGGCTTGGATTTGTGATCTCACTCCCAAACTGATTTCAGGGTATTCTAGTTACAATCTGAATGTCAATCGATGGTTGTACACAGAAGAGCCTGTTATCTTTGATAAGACCAAGCATGTGCTGCTTGATGATCATGATAAGCTGCTTGCGAGTAAGCAGAAAGAAATCGATGACATGTTGGCCACTATGGAAAAGAAGGAACGCAGGTCTGGCATTCCAAGTATCATTCAAATGGAGTCTGTGTCTTTGACTTCAGTTGATGAATGGCTTAAAGTAGCTAGCCAACAGGAATTGATTTCAGTTTTCAACAAGATTGATGCAAGGATTGAAACAAAGCACAAAATTGGAGCTAGAGCAACAATAGTTGGATCACCAGGTGCAGACGTAACAATTGATCAATTTGGATTGATTGTTCGTTTGGACACTGAGGATGGTCGATCTTTTGTTTTGAGAGATGGAGATGATATTGAAGTACCACTCTACCCTGATTAACATGCTCTTGTAAGAGCCAGATTTATGCACAATAAGTTGCATGAATTGGTTAAAGAAACATACATATTTAGAATACCAGCGAATACTCGCAGCTGGCGGAT